CACCACCACCGCCACCGCCACCGGCAGCAGGTTCCCATTGATTGTTAGAATCGCTCCAAGTTAATACCTGGCCGTTAGTAGCACCTCCCTGTTCGAGTGTATCTAATCCATATGATGTAGGCAGATTAGATAGATCGTTATAACTTCCACTAAAAAGTAAACTGGTGTTGTCAGTTAAATCACTTATGTCTGAAGGAACAGTAGGAGCATCTGTTAGATCATTGTAACTACCACTAAAAGTAGGAACAGCAGGCTGAATCCATTGTTGGCTGCTATCTTCGTCTGCAATGTAAACATACAGAGATCCGTTAACACTGTTTAACCAAATATTACCAATAGCAGGATCTGCAGGCGGGTTTGCTGACACATCTACACTTGCTCCGCCGCCGCTACCTCCGCCACCGCCTCCTACGCCGGCGGCTTCTGCTTTTGCTGCAAAAGTTTCGTTGTCTATATTTACTAAGTCAGCACGAGCAATTTCAAAACCAGATACATTTTTACCGCTGTATACTCGTAAACTATTAGTAGCCTGATTGTAGAATATTTCTCCGCTAGAACCGGTGTTCCTATTTAAAAAATCTTCTGGTCTAGGAACAATTCTTATTCTATCGAAAACAGGTGCCGACTGTTGCGCCATAGGTTAACTCCTAGTTAGTGTTAACCTAACTTGCCGCCAGGTGTAAATGTTCTTATTGCTCCTACAGCAGTTGGGTCGTCTCTATTTGTTGAAATAGCAACACCATTTGGTGTGACAGGATCTGCTGCCTGTGCTAGCCTCATGGATATGTAATCGTCGTCTTGACCAATTTCATATGCAATTTCAACTATTTCTACATCAGCAAAATTATCTGCAAATTCTTGTGCTTGTTCGCGTGTAACAAACTTTCTTACTTCCTCGTAACCGTCACCGTCTGGATCCCATGTATGCCAGACTTTTACATTTGGTACCGTAGGATGTGGCTTTTTTAAAGCGTATGGCATTTTTTAATCTCCTTTATATTACAAAAGATTGTTGACAAAGTCCGCTAAACTGTCAAATACATAGGTCTTTTGTTTTATATCTCTATACGTAAACTTATTTATCAACTTTTCTGTTTCAGTTCCGTGTCCTGTTCTTACAAGTACAGGGCGAGCACCTATTTTAACAGCGGCTTTTAGATCTGATATTTTGTCGCCTACATAAAATCCATTACGAAATTTTATAAAAGGAAATTCTTTTTCGCATCGTTTAAACATTCCTGTATTAGGCTTTGCATACATGTCTTTGCGGTCACTGCTTTCACTGTAGTATATTGCATCAATACTAGGACAGCCTGCTGTACCCAGTTGGTCTAGCATGGTGTTATTTACTGCGTCTACATCTTCAGCAGTCATTATACTTTTTTGTATGCCGCCTTGATTGGTTATAACTACAATACGATAGCCACTGTGTCTAAGGCGAGCAACTGCTTCTAAACTGCCCGGTATTGGTGTGAAATCATCGGGGCGTGTTACATATGTACCAAGATCTTCATTAATTACTCCGTCGCGGTCTAATCCAATAACAATATTGTTAAATTGAACATTTCCGGACAGTTTGTAATCTTGTGCTTTAGACATCGTAGGTATACCATCCTGTAATTATATATTTTTTGTCTTTGTAAATAGGGTTGCCTCGATGCGGATACATGTAGTTTGTAGGAAAAATTACTAGTTTTCCTGCTTGGGGTTTTATCTTTACACCTTGATATAAAAATTCTGTCTCGCCGCCTTCTTCTACATCGTTAAGATACAACATATAGTTTACAACTCTCACACTGCTGCCTATATTAGCACTTTCTTGATGCCATACATGATATCCTTGATGCGGCTCTGTACGCTGCACACTCATTCCTTTAGGACTGTGCTGATCGCTGTTTTTTAACATTTGATATTTTTCCATATACTGTTCAGTATAAACTTCGTGCAGTTTGTGATAAAAATATCTACACAAATCAAAGTCGTAGTGATACACACTTTGTGTGTGAGCCCAATCAAATATTACTCGTGTGTCTTGATTTTGACTAATTTTGTTAACTGCAAACAGTCCTTGTGTTTCGCTCATTACTTCAAAGTGTCGGATAACTTCGTCGCAGTATGCTCGTTCAAATGTGTTTGGATATTCTTCTATTCCGTTCATGTTTGTTCTCTTAGGTATGGTATGTAGTGTTCACTTATCAAACTGTGTGCATATTCATTGTAGTGCTCGCTGTCTACTTTGTGTTCGTCTATGTCTATGTTTAATTTATCAAGCAAATACATTCTAGCACTTTTATCTGCTATTGTAGTTACTTGTAAATCAGTAAAGTAATTAGCAGTTTCTTTCGGAATGTAGCATTTATTGTTTATATTCCACAAACGCATTTTTGCATCATTGTTTCTGCACAGCGTGTCGCACACTAACATGTCTTTAAAATAATCGTGCTGTTCTAAGTGTGTTTGATTGTAATGATACATTTGTATATACATATAACTGTTGCGTCTAACGTCGGGCTCGCTTTGCCAAGGTATTGTATCTCTTATATAAGGCATGCGATCGTAATCTTCTGCTTCTGGCTTAATAAAATTTTCGTGATGTATACGATCTGGACTTAGCAAAATATCATATCTATGCAACTTTTCCGTGTCTTCGTTATTCTTGCGTAGGAAAAAATCTAAAGGTTTAACTTCTGTTTCATCTAATGAAGGATTAATTGCAATAGGAAATCTGCCCCAATAAGTAGATTGTACAAATACTTCGTCGATATCGTTATACTTGCTAAAAGCATCTGCTAGAAATACTGGATACGACCTATTTCCTGTTCCTGCACTGGCGTATATTACAGTGCTTTGATTGTTAGTCTTAAAATAAATTTCTGCATAATTATTTTCACGCCAAATATTTTGAGGGCGATCTGTAAACTCTGGCTGTATGTAACCGTAACTGTGACTACAACCTACAAAAAGTTTTCTACCCATCTTGGCTGTCTCCGGGCAACACGCGGTAGTTATCTTCTACACTGTCCGGTGTGCTTACTTCTATAATTGTGCCTTTTTCTAAACAGATTAGTTGATGAGGTTCTAGAGGTTTATTACGCCAGGTGCTTCCTTGCTGCAAAATCTGTGTTTGTTGTTTTGCATTTTTTGTGTCTATAGTCTTTACTTCGAACTTGCCTGATAATACATACCAAGTTTCGTCTTTTTCTGCATGAAAATGCATGCTGAATTTAGCATTGGGTTCAAAATGCATTAACTTGCCGCAGTATAAATCATTTGTAGCAAATATTTCTTCGTATCCCCAACCCTTTGGTACATTACCCGTTAGTCTTGTCATTCTCTGCCTCCCTAATTAAAAAGTTTGCTGCAAGACTAACTCTGCGTTGATCTGCTTTAAGTGGTAATACATAATGACTAGTCCAACTAGGAAACAGTATTAGACGCCCTGCATCAAGGCTGGGCATAATGTGTTGATATTGATATTGATCAAAAATTCTATTCATTCCGCTGGCTTTTATCATGTTAAAATTAGGACATTCAAATACTAGTTCGCCGCCTGCATCTTTGTCTTCTGGTGCTTCCATTATATAGATAGCACTTAGACTGCGTCCTGGAAAACTGTGGTCGTGTGTTTCTTGATAATCTCCTTTGTTATAGATATTAACCCAAAATTCGTCGCTGTGAACAGCGTAAGGCATAGACGGTTGTAGGGAATTTAAAAATTCATTGATGTGAGGTTCTATTCCATTAAACCATTCTTGCCACGGCATATTGTCATTGCTTGCATTACGTATTGAACTAGCACAGTTTCCGTATGTCCACGGCCTATCAAAATTTGTTTCATCATTAAGCCAAGGCAAAAACTTTTCATGTATTTCTTTATGGTTTTCTACAATTGCAGAATAAATCCAGGTTGGCCAAATGCCACTTAGCATCCTAGTGTGCCTCCCCATTTTTTATCTATGTCAAAGAAAAACACCTGTGTAAGTCTACCTGTATCTGGTGTATTGCCAAAGCCACTCATTATGCTGCGATGTAGCAAATCACCTTTGTATAAAACAAGTCTATTGTATTTGTTACCTACGGCTGTAACCAGTTCGTATTCATCATCGCCTGTTTGCTCGTAAAATCCTGTGCCGGATTCGTATGGTGCATTAGGAGTAAGATAAAGCACACCTGCCCACTCACTTTCGTCTACATGCGCCCAAGTTTCTTCTCCTTCATAGCACAGTTGAAAACAAAAACTATCCATTTGCCATTGTGATACATTTGTACCCAGTATATCTCTAAATCTTTCTGCTATAAACATTTGATATTCGTTATCTGCGGCTAAAGATCTAGCGCCAGGAAACTGTCCTGTTACTGGAAAATCAAGTCGAACTGCTTGTGATCTTACTACATCTGGATTAGGTAAAAAATCGTCTACTATTATTGTGTTAACATTCATTTATATACTCTTCTACTGTTCGAAAATTTATATCTATAGTATTAGTTAATCTATCTATATCTGCACAGGTGTATTCTTGATACTGGCCTTTTAGTGCTTCGGGCATTGGTATGTATTCTATACCAGCATTATACTTGTTAGCAATAAGTTCTGCTACAGTTTGAAAACTTTCTGGTTTTCCTGTACCTACATTAAAAATGTCGCTTGCATTATTAAATAATAATTTATAATGTACTTCACAAATATCTTTAACACACACAAAGTCTCTGCGATAGAGATGAGAATTTTCAAATAACTTTATTGACCCCTGCTTAGCCTGTTTTGTAAATTTGTGTATAGGACTGCTTTGATCTCCTTTATGATCTTCGTAGGGTCCGTACACATTAAAATATCTTAGTCCTTGAACTATAGTAGAATATCCTTTTGAATTTACATACCTGTCAAACAGATACTTGCTCCATGCATACGGACTTTGAGGCTGCTTAGGAGCATCTTCTCTAAAATCTGTATTTGTTCCGTATACGCTTGCACTACTGGCATATTGTAAATGTACATTGTATTCTAAACACTTGTCTAAGAGTTTTTTTGAAAATTCAAAATTTTGTTCCATTACACGATCTACGTCTCTTTCAGTAGTAGAACTAATTGCTCCAAGATGTATTATCCAATCATAGAGGGGAACACTAGGAAAATGATTTTTATTGTACTCATAACCTACTACATCGAAACCTTTTTTAGTAAGATATTCAAATACATTTCTTCCTATAAAACCTTCGTGTCCTGTAACTAGAATTTTCATATTAATATATTGCCAGATTAAATGCTATTGTGTATTTTGTTTTTGTACTTTCATTTGTTGTTACACCGTGCTTCATGTAACTTGGAAATAGTAATAGATGTCCGTTTTCTATTGGTGGCTGGCATCTATTATAATCATTATCAAAAAAGAAATGACAACTATTGTTATCGCCTGTGTCATAATAATAGCAGCCCGAATACGTTGCAGGATAATGGGTGTGAATTTGAGCATAGTCTCCTTTATCGTACTTTGCTATCCACGACGTGCAAACATATTTTAATGGGCGGCGAGCGTAGGCTTCTACAGATTGTCGTATTTCTTGTTCTAGTGCATTCATGCTATATTCTTGTATAACACAAGATGACCAATTTTTAATGTTGGACAGTTTTACTGTTTTACCCCATTCTGGTTGGTAATCAAATTCTTTTTCATTAATAGCCGGTTGTATTTCTGTTTGTATTTGATTAAAATTATCTACTTTCTTTAAGTAGATCTCTGTTGGCAAAATATTGTATATCATTTACTTGCCTCAATAATACCTGTTGTGCTGTAACCTTCTACTGTGGGGAATATCTGCACAGGTGCTAAATCGTGTCCTACTACGGTTTCAACAACATAATCGCCGCCTTTAACTATACAATCGGGACTTAACTGTTTAATAAGTTCGTACGGAGTATCTTCGTTAAATACTACTACTTTGTCTACCCAAGGTAACATTTCTAGTTGTGCTTTGCGAACGTGTTCTGGATTTATAGGTCTGTCGTTGCCTTTAAGACGCTTTACACTTGCATCAGAGTTAATTCCTACAACTAACTGTTCGCCAAGATTTTTTGCATATCTTAATAACTCGAGGTGCCCTTTGTGCAGTATGTCAAATACACCGTTTGTAAAAATTACTCGCTCTATTATGTCTTTAGGTTGCAAAATGTAAGTACCTTGATGCTTAACACTTTCTGTAGCACCTTTTATTGCTAGGTTAATACTTGTTTTGTAATCTTTTTCTATAGTTAGAGCATACACAAACGCTGCGAGAAAACAATCGCCTGCTCCTGTAACGTCATTTACTTCTACAGGAGTCGGTGTACAACTAAGTTTTTCGCCTTCGATATCTGCAATACTAGGTGCACTAGCATCTGTAACTATTATGTTGCCCGGCCAGTTTTCAAATCCTAATTCAGTATATTCTTTTTTGTTAGGTTTAACTAGCCAAGCACCTTGATAAAAATCAGCGTGTCTTTTGGGATCTACAATTATTTTACAATTAAACTTGTTAATGTGTTTGATAATTTCTAAAGAACAATCTAGTACACCTTTAGCATAATCACTAAGAATAACATAATCGTACTGACTAAAATCTTTTGATAATATACAGTCCAGTGCTGCATTACCATCAGTTAATATATCATCATCAATACGTGTTACGTAGTGCCCGTCACACATTACACGAGTTTTCACACAACGAGGTGCGCTTAAATCTAGCAGTGTTGCGTCAACACCTAGACTGATTAGATTTTCATGTACTAGTGCTGCTCCGCCTAGTCTACTATATTCTTCTTGTAGTTTTACTACAGGCACAGGCGCTTCAGGACTTAACCTAGTTGAAGTTCCTATAATATATTTGTCAACAATAACATCGCCTATTACTAATACTTTCATTGATAATCTATGTAAACATTTCCTGCAATAGTGGTATTCTTTTTTCCTGGTAAGACATAGTGCATTAAAAAACTTGGAAATATTATTATACTACCAGTCTCTAGTTTTGGTCTATAGTCTAAAGGAAATCCTGGCACTGTTTGTCCCATATTATTTTGTATATCTTTAAAACTAGGATTCATAAACACAGTCATAGTTTCTTCTACCTGTTCGTAGATTATAAAACTCCAGGCTGCCCTAGGATGAATGTGTATGTCTTGCCAGTCATTAACATCATATTTGTTGCGCCATATTTGGCCTAGTTGTGGATTGGGTCCTAGCAGATCGTATTCTACAAGATTCCTGCTAATAACTTCTGCAAGGTGTTCTTTTGTGGTGTCTGATATTTCGTGTTCTTGCTGAAATGTGCTAGGTGTATTACTTAACCACGTAGGGTCCGTTGGTGGATCCCCTATGTCTATTTTGTCTAGATCTACTTTGTCAGTAAAAATTGGTATTGAAAAAATATCTGTTCTCATAAAAAATACATCTGCATTAATCTTGGTGTTTCTTCTGTAAAACTGTTTGGCGGAACGTATGCTGTATGCAATATGTTTTGCTTATACATGACAAATCTATTGTAACGCATTTCTACCAAATGTGTTTTAGTCCATTCTTTGTTAGTATCTTGTACATAGTAACTGTAATTGCTTAGTACGTTTTCTCTTTCTAAATCTCTATAACTGTTGTTGCCTTTGTATCTGTAAAATGCTGTTCCTCCGGCACATTCTTCAGGTGTGTTTAGGAATATACCAGCAGCAATTTTTCCTGGGTGTTCATTATCTATATGTGGTATGCAAGGAGGTAACTGAGAAGTTTGTTTATTAACTGTAAACGGTGAAACATCTAAACACTGTTGCACATAGTCATCACTAAAATATTCTGGAAAAACTTCTGCCATTATGTCTGCAAATACAGGTTGCAGATGTGACATATAGTAAGGAACATCTACTCGTTTGCCTGCAAGACCACCATTTATTCTAGGATTATAAGTAGGAGGTATTGACAGGGCTAGTTTTCTAATTTTGTCAGGATATTTCCAAAAGTTATCTACAATTACTAGTTTTTGGTCTTGATCAAATGTTTCGACTTTTGCGTCTAAATGCTCGCTAGGAGTAAAAAGTTCTATTTCCTCCTTTAAACTATTAAAGGAAAATTGCATGTTAGTTCTTTATAGTTAACAATAACGAGTGCTCAGGTAAAAATAGATACTCAATTTCACTATTAGCCAGTGTTCGCAGTGCGTCGTCCAGTGTTTCTACAAGGGGTTCCCCACCTAGATTAAAACTGGTGTTGAAAATAATTGGCACACCTGTTTGCTCGTAAAACTCTTTTATAAAGGCATAGTAATTAGGATTTTGATGCTCTTTAACAGTTTGAATTCTACAAGTGCCGTCTTCGTGAATAATGCTAGGTATACGTTCTTCTATACCTGGTTGACAGTCTACAGCATACATCATATGCGGAGTTTCCTCCAGCGTTTTCATGTCAAACCATTCTGATGCATGTTCGTGTAGTATGCTTCCAGCAAACGGACGGAAGTATTCTCTGCGCTTAATACGGTTAACCCAATCTTTACCATCCTCAAACGTGGGATCAAACATTAGACTTCTATTGCCTAGTGCTCTGGGCCCTGCTTCTGATCTACCTTGGAACATTGCAACAATATTTTTTTCGCGCATTAGTTCTACTACATCTTTCACAGAAGTTTCTGCAATATCTGCCGAATATTTTTCCGCTGTTGCTTTTACTTGATCTAGTGTATACGTATACTCGGGACCTAGGTATAAACTTTCGCCAAAGCCTTTGTTTTCAGTACTCTTTGAAATATTATACCAAGCATATAGAGC